TCTTCTTCCTCTGGTTCCCTGCCTATATCAGTTATTTTAAATAATTTACCAGATTTATTGGTGTAGTAATTATTAACATCCTCAAACTGTCCTAGACTCCATAAATCACCTTTTCTAGGAGCAGAATTTGAATCTAAACCTGTAGTAATGGTTTTTGCAGTTTTAGTTATAGGATCAAATCTTGCAATTATCGAAACATTGGCAGTATCACTACCAGTAGTTACATTACCTGTATTAAACAATTCAAAATTAGTATTACTTAATAAAAACAGGTCCATCTTATCACTGTCTGATCTAATTACCCTTAAAGCAAGTGGGAAAGTATTATTAACAAAAGTACTGTTAGTCAGTCCGGGGACTGTAAAATGCTCTAACGTTACATTAGTATCTGTACTTACACCTGATGCAGAGTTGGCTATTACCTTACCACCAAAACCATAAGCTATACCTGTACCTTGAGTAGCAACAGCTATCACATCTCCAGGACTTAAATACATTCCTTCTGTACCTGTAGTAAAGGTAGTTGTTCTTCTCATATACTTACTAGCAGCTATTTGATACTGTGCCGATCTCATAGCCTGACTTCTTCTTGTAACACCTAAAAGCTCTAGGCTAGCAATATTTTCTATCTCAGACGCATCAGTGCCGTCGTTAGCATCAGCACTATCAATACGTACTACTTCTCTTCTAAAGTGGTTACTAGGCTCTATGTAACTAACATCTACGCCTGTTAATATATCGCTCTCTTTAGTACCGGCTATTTGGAAAGTACCTTCTTTGATATTAGTTTCATTAAATAACATAACTGGAAACTCATCAGGCATATCAATAGCCAAACTGAGTCTGCCTCCAGAATATATTATAGCTGAGCGTATAGAAGCAGCTAATGAGTTAAGTAAATCTATAGCTTGTCCTTGTGAGGAAATAGTTAAGTCAGTTATAAATCTTCTTTCTGGTAGTACAGTACCCTTGCCTAGCCCTACCTGATTTTCTCTTGTACTAGTAAATTGCCCTCGTGGTTTATGCCTAAAAGAACCGTCAGCCATACCAGTAACACCTATAAAGTTGCCAGTAGTAGCATCGCAGGCATCAGCATACATAGCTACTTGATAAAACCTATATTTATCTATATTTTCTTCAGCAATAGATAGTCCATAAGTTTTATTTGTAAGTATATCGTATAAAATCCAAGCGGGATTCTGAGTCCAAGAATAAACAAAAGTACCGTCCCAACCGCCTACGTATATTTGAGGATCAGCTTCTGTTAGTATAGTATCTGTACCAGTCTTTTGTAGCCTATAGCCTGTAGTAGTTAAAGTAGATTTGGGTATTTCTACCTCTCTCCAATCAATTTCTCCATTTGCTAATATGGGTTGATTGTAATTACTAGGGACTTTAACTAGTAAGCCTTTTACTAGAGAAGTAAAAGCAGGTACACCGCCCGTATGTTCATTCTCAGCTTTTAAGGCGTAACCAATAACAGCTGTACGAGGATACGCCTGTTTAGAATTTTCGATCTCATTCCAGCCAGTTAAAGATACTATATCCGCAATTTTAGAACTATCAGTATCAGAAGAAGACTTACTTACGCTAAATCTATAACCGTCTAGAGACTTATACTCTTCTGGAATTTCTATCTTAACCGTAAATTTAAAAGGAGTCGTAGTCTTACCACTCACAGTTTTAGTAGTGCTAGCAATTACTGTAAGCCCTAACCTATCAAATATCTCTATCAGAATGCTGACCGAGTGAGGGTTAGTATTACCGTCTTTGTCTTGATTAAAAAGCTGACCAATCTGTAACTGAAATGACAAAGCATCCCAGTCCGAAGCGCTAGTTTCTTGTAATGTAACAGAGCTAGAAGGTATACCTGCTAAATTACCGTTCTTTAGCCTAACAGGACTAGTAAAGTTTTGAGGAGTTACTATAGCTTCTCCAAATACTGGCAAAGCATCTTGAGTAGTAGTACCTGTTCTATAAGCGTAAACAAACTGATCGGTATTAGGAAGACCGTCACCATCTAAATTAATTAAATCATCTATAGAGCCATCCTGAATTTGTATATCTTGTGCACCATTAGGATTTATTCTGTACATAGGTCCTTCACCAAGACCTACAGTAACGAATAAAATATCTGTAGAAAATAAACTATTTGGAGATTCAACAGGAGAGGCAGGAGGTTCTCCACCTCCGCCTTTACCGCCTTTGCTGCCTACAATTTTAGGAACTAAGCTATTTTCATGATGAACATACTGTTTAACTATAGTCATTAAAAATTATCCCCTACCTTAACTATCTCTGACTTGCCATGCTCAGTTGACTCTATGTACCCACTCAAAAATTGACCAGATACTCTAGGCATACCATAATGTAGAGCAATAGGAGTGCCACTAGTAGTTGAGTTAGTCAGAGAGCCAAACATGCCGTTTTCTCTAACAGCTTCGTCAGTACCGCCAGTACTAGCTGTAGGTGTAGGTTGTCTTTGAAATGCTCTAGACACCACACTGATGGCTACGTTAGTTACTAAGCTTTTTACAAAACCAGGCAATGCCTTAAATGCGTTAAATACTCCGCCGAAAAAACCACCACCAGCCGCACCGGCTCCAGCACCTGCGGCAGCTCCGCCAGCTCCGGCAGCTCCCCCTGCTCCAAGCGCGCCTAAACCCAATCCACCAGTAAATGCTACAAGTGCAAATACTGCTAGAAAAGCAAATAAACCTCCACGCTTACCGCCACCTCCTATAATTGCAGGTACAAGATGTATTACGTCACCCTCTTTAGCTTTAGTCATATAAAGTTCTTCATTATTGATCATTTTTAAGTCTTTATTTAAAAAAGCATAACCCTCATTAGCCTCGCCAGATACCTCCTGCTGAGATAAATATCTAGCAAATCTAGGATGCATAGAATTAACATAAAATAATACATCAGCATATGTATGTACATCTATAGTATAACTAGGCTGATCAAAAAGTTTGTTAAAAGCTGATTGAATTTTAAGATTAATTAACAAGATGTTCTTCCTTAAACTTATCAAATTTTAGAGCGTCTATGTTTTTATCATACCAATAAATAAAAAACTTATTATTAAAACCTACTAAAAAGTTATACTCATTAAATGCAGCACTTATTTTGTCTTCAGAACTAGGTATAGGATTTTCATCTCCCGGATGAGAGTGAAATATGCCCCAAATATTGCCGTCATGTTCTACCAACGCAGCAGGATCCAAAAAGAAAGTTAAAGTAGGACTTTTACTTAAATTTTTACAAGGGATATATTTAAACTCTTTAGTTATAATGCCCACAGCTTCGCGAGGATACGAAGAAAGTGAGTGAATATTCATATCATCTGTTAGTTGTTTAAAGTTTTCCACCTATATACCCCCACTGTATATTGTTTATAATACGTACCATACGGCGCTACCCAACTTCTATGCTTAGCCATAGTTTGTAACATTTTATCTTTGTCTACATATAAAGAACAGTGATTAGCTACATGAGTAGATCCCAAACTCATAATTAATAAATCATATTTAGCTGGCTGATTTACTTTTATCCATCCCTGCTCTTCTGTAGCTTGATTTAGTATAAATTGTTCATGCGTTTTTTCGTACCAATTATCATCAACTATATTACAAAAATCAGAAGTAACATAGGGAATATCTATATCTAGTTCTTGTTTATATACGTACTTACACAGATTAAAACAATCTATGCCATCAACTATACTATTACCTAGATGCTTAAATTTAAACCCTACGTATTTATCATACCATCTCATTATGTCTATATATACCGTGTATATAGTCTATCCAGTATGTAGATAGATTATCAATACGCGATACTCCCCCGTGCTCTATATGTAATAACTTATTCGGATGTAAGTATATCCCAAAATGAATTATTAAATTTGTTTTTCTTGACTTAAATGCTATTACATCATAATTTTTCATATCTGTCAAGCTAACTTTTACGGAATACTTTAACAGTTCCTCGTCTATAAATGTGGGAGTAAATTTTTTAATCCAAGTAATATCATGAGGATATTCAGGAAGCACGGTATGTAGATTTAACTCTTGTTTATAGAACTTAGTAATTAAAGTTAAACAATCGACTTCGCCGTATTTATGAGGTATATTTAAATATTGTTGTACCATGAGGCATACTCCGGGAATACTTCTATAAAAGATTCTTTTCTATTTTTATCTAAGTTATTATTATAACTTTTAAACTCTAGTAGCTTATCAGAATCATCTTTAGAGTTCATATAAGATATCCAGTCATTAATATCAGCTATTTCATAAGATTCTAACATACTATTATAGTTACTTAAAAAAGCAGAGTATAAAGATGTTATTTTATATTTAACGTCAGAAGGAAGACAAGTCACAGATTGGTATGAGGGGTTTAATAAAGTAGTACCGTTAAAAGATAGATTGTATTTTTTACACCATAGAATTAAGTTAGGCATAGAAGTTATACTATAAATACTAATTACAGCACTTAGAGTCGTTATTCTATCTGAAAATTTTAAAGTATTTTTTTCAAAAGTATCCCAAGACAGGCCACTCCTAGTATATTCTGCCTTCTTACCGTACCCGTCTATACTAGGCCATAAACTAACTGATTTAAAACTATTCCATAAAGTAGCTAAGTCGTAATTCTTATACTTATCGTAACTTAGATTAGTGTTATAAGTTATCTCTATATTTTTAGAATAATTATTTTTTATTAAAAATTCTAGCAACTTATAGTGCCCATCCTGAACGAAAGGTTCTCCTCCAGCAAAATATACATGCTCTATGCTAGAAGCTATAGTATCTAGACTATCCCAGAATATAGTATTATTAGTATAGTTATCAATAGCTTTTTTATAGGGAAAGTCTGGGTATTCTTTATACCAACTAGTAGAAGCGTCTGGACCGCAGGTTCTACATTTAAAATTGCATAAGTTACCAAAACGTATATCTAAATAAGGAGGAGTATGGCTTACTACACCGCTAGAATTTGTATTATTTTGTAATGTAGCATATTGAGAATATTTTTTATTACTTATCTGCCTACTACTTACATTACCAGTGTATTCTTTATTGTAGCAAGCTTGTTCACACTGTAAAGGTATACTACCTTCTAAAAAACTTTTTCTTATATTTTGGTAGCTCTTATTATTCCACACATCTGTAATAGAGTCTTGATACGTGCCTAAAATTTCAGTATCAGGCACATAGTCTGCAAAACAACAGACCTTATACTCACCTAATATATTACCATGAAGGTGTATCCAGGGTAGGATACAACCTGTAATATTATTGTTTTGGGACTGTTCTTCCTGTTGCAGGGAACCCTCCAAAGTGTATTTGATTATTTCTCAAGGTACAAGCTGTTAACGACTTCGCACACACATCCCCAAAAGCATCAGAAGCTATTTCATTATTTGCGGCTATAGGGTTAGCATTAGAAGTAAGATTAGTTCCAGGAATAGATAAACCTCCTGGGCCAGGATATTGACATTCCTCACCTTTATATTTCCACTGACAAGTGTTTTTATAATATTTTCTTTTAGGAGTAACAACCTTAAAATACTGTAACCAAGATACTAATCCAAAATTAGCTACATAATCGTTTAAGCTTTCAAGCTGATTTACTTTAAACTTATCTTCTATGTAACTTTCTGGATCTGCTCTTTCGTTAACTATATATATAGGAGCGCCTACAGATATGTCATCTTCTAACGGGTTTGATAAAAATAAAAGCCTATTTTCTTCTATCGCTTGTACAGTAGCCTCTATACTACCTCCTGCAGTAACAACATTGTCTCCTACCCTATAAGGTACAGCATTGAATACTTCTATTACATTAGAAGTTATAAAGCGTACTGTACTATACTCTGGCCAGTAATCAATGAAGTTTGCAAAGGTAGTTTTTATCTCTACTACCGCACCTAATAAATCGCGAGTATCTTGTTTTTGTGCTTGCCACCTACCGTTTACAATCTCAGTTTGTGTTTTGGTAAATGTAGCATTAGCTGTAGCATAGGTATTTACTATATCTTCGCTATAAGCTAAGCCATTTGCTCTAGCTCGGGTAAGGCTGTCATAAGCATCATCGCCCGGACTGCCTACATCTGCTGGAGCAGCATTCACAGTTCTAGGGTCTATACCATGTACAGGTTCGTTATTAACTATAGCTATTACAGAATTTGATATATTATTTCCTACTAAGAAAGGATCTTCGACTATCGAAGATATGATATTATCTACATTAAACAACGTAAGACTTAACTCGTTTATCTTACCATCAGAATTTACATCAAAACCTGATAAATTTACTGGGTATGGTACGTAATTAACACCATCATGTATTACATTGTAATACAAGTCTGAATTATAGTCTCCTGTAACTTCTGCAAATCTTATTGGAAAATCTAGAGGCCAAGCACGACCCTCTCCTTGTCCTGTAGGATTACCGTTTTTATTAGGAGGATACCATTCTCCAGGGTAGTATATAGAGTAAAGTCTAACTATAGGATTTTGTGTAAAAGCATTCTTCTCAGCTATAAAAGTACCGGGAGCAATATCGGTTATCGTGGCAATAGCAGTAGTAACATTGCCCGACATTACGTTGGGAGTAAAAGTATTTGCCTGACTTAATTTACCTAGATCACTGCCCGAAATAGTAATAGCATTTGAGTGTATAACCTCAATAGAACTAAATTCCTGTAAACTATTATTAAGTTTTACTTTTAAAGTATTGGTAGTAGTATCTACATTAGCAATAACAGCACTAGTAGCAGAGGTATTACCTACTATAAAATTAGAGGTAGCAAAATTAGCTGCATTAGAAACAGTCAATATAACATCGTAGTTACGGGCAGTCATTAGTCAAAGACCTCTTTTAATTTAAATTTTACATCATAATAATTATCTGTTAGTTCTGGACCATTAGATAAAATTTGATCTATCTGTAATTCATTACCAAACTTAACTGTTATTATACCAGTTTCATTTATATGTGCCAAGTCAAATATAAAAGACTCATACTCTCCGCTTCTAGCTGTATAAAAATTCTCTATAGCAGTTTTCTCAATACCAGTAATGTTACTGTACTGTAGATCATACTCTCTCTTAGATCGTCTCGACTTTAAACGTCTTTTTTCGTAACCAGCCTGAGATACAAAAGTAGATACATCAAAGGATCTTTTAGATGATATACCTTTATCGGGTTTTCTATCTGCCATTGAAGTAAATCTATCAACGCTAGTAACCTCAGAGTCAAATACTCTGATACTTAAAGTATCCTCAGAACTTATAGCACCTAAAGGAGCGCCACTAATTACTGTTTGCGGAGTAGGTCCTACTATTAAAGGCTCTATAGTAGCACTATTATATCTATAAGCAGAAGCAAATCTGGTAAAATCTATATTACCTGTAAAATATTCATTTATAGTATTAGCTTTACCTATCTCTATAGGTCCACTAGTAGTAGCTGAACTAGAGTAGCTGCCCTGAGCTGTTCTTACATTATTTACGTATAGGTTAATATCAGTAGAATTTATGTCATAACTTACTGCTACATGATAATCTATACCACCATTAGCATTACCCCCGTACAACTCTGTAATTGCGCCTCCAGAATTAATTATTATGCCTACGTTGGAATTTGCTCCTACTAGTCGTAGCGTATAATAATTATCAGAGTCTTCGTATCTAGAAAATAAAGTTTGGTTAGAAGCCATAGTAGTACCTGTTGCAGGTCTAAAGTAAGTATCTAAAGTTACTTGTTGATCGTGTATGTTAAATCTATCATCAGAAGGAGCAGTTAAATGATTACTACCACTAAACACGGCCTCATACCTACCAACAGCATTAGAAGTAGTAACACCTCCTATATTAGTAACAATAGTATTATATGAGCTATCATCACTGAAGTCACCACTATAATTTAATAATAACCCGGTAGCTGCGTTATCTCCTATATCTATACCATCATAATTTAAAGCTACAGAAGGATAAGTAAAGCCACTAGGGGCTTGATAAACACCTGATAGAAATACCATAAAATCAGTAGCTGCTGTTACACTAACTCCTTCGGGTAAGGCAAAGCTACTAGTATGA